CCCCCCCCCCTACTACTCCTACTGTAAAATAAAGTTTAAAAAAAAGAAAGAAAACAAAGAAAAAAAAGAAAGAAAAAAAAACAACATCCTATATTATAAAGAAAAAAAAAGATTAAAGATTACTCCTTATCAAAAGTATAACCATTTTCGATAGCCTTACGGAAAATACGATGACGAGTACTTTTCCCTAACGTACTCCAAGACCTCTTACCATCATGAATAACACGATAATAAAAATCCAACTCATCAGCAAACATACAGATAATATAAGCATTGATCCTGCTAATCCTTTTCATTTAAAGCCTTCCTTAAACAATTGGGGCATGTGATATACTGATGTGTTGATCTTGTATTCCATTCATAACCACATTTAGGACATTTCATGTTTATCTATTCTTCTCCTTCTCCCTTATAACTCGCTCTGAAAGAAAACAAGTTATTTCGGTTACATATCCATCCTTGTCTTTGATATAGATGTGGTGCTTTCCCATAATCTGTTGTCTCATTGAGTCTATACTTTCGCCTTCATCGAATACTAAATCCACATCATCACCTGTGTTAAATTTTATCTCTTCTACGTTAAAGATTATTATATGATGAAGATCCGCAGGATAGAGAGAATAAAAAGTTGTAGAGCAGACAATTAGTAAAAGACAAGTGTAGTGTAAGGGATAGGTTGAGTTGTTCCTCCATGTTTCCATAAAAAAACTCCTATCCCTTAGAGGTGATAAATGGCATCTGACGTTTTTTCATCAAATGATTTATCATACTTAATCATTTTTTACCTCAATACCTATATGGTAGTGGTAGTATATAAAATTAACTAACCCAAAAATGACCAAAAAAACCAAAAAACCAAAACCAAAAAAACAAACCACCGCAAACCATCACCAACAAACCCAAAAAAACAAACAAATTATCAGGAAACTCCAAATCACTAAAACCCTCAACCATCACTTACCCTCCAAAGGCATAATGATCTCATTCGTATCAAAAAACCTAAACCAAGGAGTAATACGCAAAACAAACTCAGAAGGACGAGCAATACGATCACGAGCATCAATAACCGTATACAACCGAAAATTATCATCATCCACCTTATCAGCAGTAATAAATAAATGTGTATGACGCAAAATACGCTTATCCAACATACCAAAATCCTGAGTCGTATAATACAAACAAACATTACGCTTACGAGTCTGCAAAATAAAATAGGTAATAAGCTTATTAGACATACTGGTCCTGCAATCCGCAAACACCGTAAACTCATCAATACCCACACTCACATCCTGCAGATCAACCTCCTTATTCAACAGATCACCCATATTCAAAACATCAAAATCAACACCACGCAAACCATAATTAGCAACAACAGAACGACCAGCCCAAAAATCCTTAACAAGATACCGAGTCATCAACAAAGTCTTACCAGAACCCAAACCACCCTGAATACCAACGATCAAGTAAACCACCCTCGAAACAAATCACCAATACCCTCAAAAGATATACCCTTCAAACCCTTCAACATACCACCGAAATCAAGACGGCCACTCCCATGAGAATCCAAAAAACCTTTGACCTTAGGCCAAATGCCGAACTGATGACCAATAATATAGACCATCGCAACACAAAAAACAGGGAAAATAAGAACCTCCCACCAATCACCCAGAAACAACCCTCCTGAAATCCTTCAACAATGGAAAATACAAGATCACAGAAACAAAACCACCCAACAAACAACCCCAAAAACCAACAGAAACCAACAACCCAAACACATAACCAGTCATAGCATCCAACCAACCAACAACCGACAACCCAAACACAACAGGCAACACATGGAAATAAACCTTAGCGATCTTAACCATATTATCACCCTTACCCTTCTTACGACGCTTAGCCCATAAAAAGGCAACATGATCAGGATTCACCCTTTCAAGATACCAAGACCGATAAAACCGAGGGTTCTTATACAAAATGATCTTCTCAAACACTAAATCCCTGTATCTCTTTTCAACAAGCCTTTTAGCTTTCGTTTCCATACACTACACCTATTCTTAAAACACTCGATCTTATAATGCACAATAGCAGTACCAAGCATACCGATCTCCTCATTGGTCATAACAGGTTTCACCAAAGGCCGAAACTGCTCATCAACCTTACCAACATCAACCTTATGCTTCAAACCCCAATCACCTTTTACCCATCATATCCATCATACGGTCAAACCTTTCCTCATTGCGCTGCAACCCAGCCTGAGCAATACCAACAATATCCTTACGACCATCACCATCCTTAGACGTACGATACTCCAAATACGAAGGCACCCATTTATTAATAAACTCAATATCATAAATAGTGCCAATCGTATCAAGAGTAGTTAAAACAGAAATAACCCTTTCACTGACATTAGACTTACGACGTTTAAACCTATCATCCATCAACAACTCAGAAACCCGAGAAATATCACTGATATTATCATTTACAACCTGCTTGATATCATCCTCAAAACCAAAACCATCCTTATCCGACATAAAAACTCACCCCGATATTAATAATACCAAGGATCAACGTACCAACCAACAACAACGTAAGAAGAATATTAGGCAGATCCAAATGAACCTTTGTAAACACATCAGCCAACTTACGGTTCAACAACATATCAATAAGACCACTATCATACTTCACCGTATCAATCTCAGTACGTTCAGGAATAAAAAAATCTTCCTCCTGACCATTAAAAGGATTAACACGCCGAATAGTCCTCTTAGGAATACGCTTATACTTCAAACAACCATGATGCACCGGCAACGAAGAACCCTCAAGATACACAGCCACAATAAAACCATGACCACTATCAACATAAGAACCCTTCGGATCAATAAAAT